AGCACTAATAATATTACCACCAGCAGACATTGTTAAAGCAGTTGTAAAATATTCACCAGGAGTTTTAGGTCTGTATTCTTCAAAAGCTCTAGATGTAGATCCAAATGGATCATTTACAAAAGCTGTCTCTGCATCTTTAACAGCAGTCAAACCTCTTTCAAATATATTTGGTTGGGTTACTCCTTGATTAACTATTTGAGAATTAGTAGCTACTTGATTAGTAAGATCAGGATAAACACTTTCAATATTAGTTGGTGGGTTAAATACTGCAGAACCTCTACCAACTTCTCCTGTTAAAGTAGGATAAGCTTGTGAAGCTGCCATTGTATTTGGAACAAATCCTGGACTACCAGCTAATGCTACTTCACCACTTGTTTTAGCTGCATTAATTGTTTGTGCCATAGCTGTTTGTTTACTAGCTTCCATAGCTGCAATTCTTGCTGCTTCTTCTGCGGCTAATGTTTCAGCTGCAGTTAATTCTGCTGCAGTAGTTGCTGTTGCTGCTTCTGCAGGTACTGATGCACCACCAGTTGCGTATGCTAAAGCAATTGCTGCTAATATTTCTTTATTATCTGTAACAACATCAACAGCTGAATCTACTACATCACCAGCTGCTTCAAAAATTCTACCCATTATTTTAATCCGCCAAATATACTACCTAAAAGTCCTCCATACATACCACCTGAATAACCACCAATAGATGGTAATTGAGAACCAATAGCTGAACCAGCTAAGAAACCTCCAGCTGCTTGTCCTAATCTATTAGGTGCAGGGCCAAATGTAGTTTGAGTTGATCCACCTCTTGCTACAGGATTAACAATATTTGCGTACTCCACTAATGATTGATATGGAGCTTGTTGTTGTTGTCTAATATAATCTTCATAAGTTTGTCCTACACCAGTTAAGCTAGTAGCTTGTTGTGCAGTTTGTAATTGTCTAGCACGTTCTGATTCATAAGAATTAAATGCATAAGGTAATGCAGTTTGAGCTACACTCTTAGCAACTTGACTTTGTGCTACTGGAGATGATGCAGTTCTTCCTGCACCAGAATAAGCTTCGTTAACACCAGTATAAACATCTTGTGCAGCTTGAGCAATAATAGGAGATAAAAATGGATTAGAATATTTACCAGCAACTGTATCTGAAATTTGTGTATTAGATTGTCTAGCTAAAGCTTCTTGAGCTGCTAAGCCTTCTAATGTTAATGCAGACTGAGGAACATAACTAGATGGTCCTTTTGCATAAATATTTTGAGCATCACTTAAAATTTGATTTAAATTTGTAGTAGACGGACCATAAGGTTCTGCTACTGTTTGTGAAGTACTAGTTGTAGTACCTCCTCCTCCACCACCACCGAATGACATATATTATCCTTTATTTAATTGTTTTTCTAAAAGCACATGGCTTTTTTTATATCTAAAGTTTCTTAAAACTCTTTCCCAACCTGGTCTTGCTATTAATTCCATTTTATCACAGTTATTATCAAGAGCAAATTTTTCTAAATGTTTAATTAAATGTTGCCATTTTTCTCTATGATGACCAGTCATTATCCTTATGTAGAAACATTTTTGCAATGGTCTTTGTATAACCTCAGTTATAACAACACCATAATATTTTTTTTCTACTATAGGTTCTTCAGCATCCCAAAGAATCCATAATTGGCATTTGCCTTCAGTACACCATTCTTTAAAATGATTTGAGTTAGCATAGCCACCAGATCTTATTAATGCTTCAGTAACTGATTGCTCAACTTTATTCCATGATAGTTCAACCTTGTCTTTTGGTATACCAACAAGATTAATCATGCGTATGAAATTTCTAAAACTGATATTACTCCAGTAACTGTATTAGCAGTTGCTGCTTGAATCTTTATTAAATCACCAGCTTCTAAAACTATAGTACCAAATGCAAAGTTAGCAGTAGATCTGGCCGCTAATGTTGTATGAGATATTTCATACTCAATAGCTGCGGATGTATCAGTAACATAAATTTGTACGTTAATACTACCAGTTTCATTTGTTAATTGGATTGTTTTAACGAGTGCAGTTGTATTTGCAGGTACAGTATAAATAAGAGTTTTGTTTGTAGTTGTTAAATCTACAAAATAACTTTTATATGTATTAGCCATTTACTTTTTATTGAAATACTTCTTAACATCCTCAACCCATTCTTCAAAGAATTTTACAGAATCAGCATATAACTTTTCAGTTGATTCTTTAACTTCTTTATAAGAAGGAATTTTAAACGGATTAAAATTAAACATAGTGTTCTCCTTATATTGGTTTGTTAATAAATTCTAGTTCTTCGTTATTGTATGGTATCATATTATTCCTTAGGATATTTAGCTTTAACTGCTAGACAATCGTTAATGTACTTTTGTATTTGAGCATCATCACCTTTAACAATACCATCTAGGTATTCTTTAAAGTCAGGATATTCGTTTGCTCTATTTGCTTTAACTAGGTTTAGTCTTTCAATTTCATTAGCTTGTTTTTCAAAAGAATCTAATTGTGCAATAGTTGGTTTAGGAATATCAAGATTCCATTCAGCTATGAATACTCCTTTGCCATCTGAGTTGTCTTGTAATTTTACATCTTTAACAAAATCTACTTCTTTGTTTGCGTATAGTTTAATTTTAGTTGTGATCATTTATACTCCTATTAATTTGTAGCCACCAAATTCAGATGATTCTGTAGTAACTCCTTCAGCTACTGGAGCATTAGAATTAGAGTTCATAAAAGGTTCAACATAATCTGTTGTTCCATTAAATGTTATAATAGCACTAGTAATGTGTTGTGTAACTTGACCAGGATTTGAACCATAAGCATTATTTGCACTTGTAGCATATACAGAACCATTTTTATAAATCATACCAGCACTATATGATGGATTTGTTCCTGCAAAATTTATAAATACTCTAAAATAAATAAAATATTTTCCTGCTGTTGTTGGAGTAAATCTATAATTTGTTGTAGGATCATAACAACCATCTGTATCAATAACTTCATTTGATGCCTGATATTTTGTAGCTACACTTGATGTAAAAGATTGATTTCCAGCAGTTCTATTAGCTACAAATGCTGGAGTATTAGCAACACTTAATCCACTAACAAAATTAGTTCTAGTCATTTTTCTTAATGCTGCAGCACTATCGTCATAGATTAAAATACTATCTGCACCAGCAATAGAAGTTTCTGCTGTAGCACCAGTAATTAAATTAGAAGTTACTTTTGCAAAACTTACTGTACTATCGCTAGGAGTACCTATTGCAAGTACATCGCCTAATACTAAAATAAAATCTATTGAATCTGCAGATGTTAAAGCAGAATCAAATACTATTGTTGAACCTGATATTGTATAAGCTGAAGTTGGCGATTGAATAACACCATTTAAAGATACAATGCAGTTGTTTGCAGTTTGTGGATAATACGCAACTCCACCATTTAATAAATTGTATGTAGCTGTAGCAGATGTAACTATAGCATCTAGCTTTACAAAATTTCCTACAACTGGTTGTTTGCCGATATATGCCATTTATTTTGGATATTTCTGTTTAACTGCGTTGATGGCTTGTTGCCATTTATTAGTGCCATTAATCTTATCCCAATACTGCATATCAAGTTGATCTGCAAGAGAAGGATAGTTATTTGATCTTTGACTTCTTATATTATTAATTCTTTCAACTTCATTAGCTTGTGCTTCTAATGCGTTAAGTTGTATTTCAGTTGGTTGAGCAATATTTAAGTTCCATTCCTTAATATATGCACCATTACCATCATCTTGAAGTTTAACTTCTGTTCTGAAATCTACTTCTCTGTTTGCGTATAGTTTTATTTTGTTTGCTAATTGTGCCATAATATTATTCTATTATTTTATATCCACCAAACCAAGTACATTCATCATTTGTGTTTAATGCACTGGGACTATAATTGTGATAAGTATATGCTTCTAAAGTATCTGCAGCAGTTAATGACATTAAAACATTTAATACACAAGTATCTTGATTAAAGTTTGATGCTTTAGCAACATAAATAGTAGAACCATTTTTATAAAGTCTAAATTGAAAATTATCAAAATCAGTTGCAGTTACATAATGAATACTTCCAAATATTACATATTTACCAGATTTACCTGTTGGTACTGTAAAAGTATTTGAAGCAAAAGCATTATCTGTATCAATTAATTCAGTTCCAAATGTTAATTTAGTTTCTGTATTGTAAGCTATATTTTGAGTTGTACTTGCTTTTACAAAAAATGCTGGAGTGTTAGCAACACCTGATAACTTAGTAGATGTTATAGCAGCACTAGCATTAATATCGGCATTAACTATTGTGCCATCAGTTATTCCTAGTGATTGTATTCTTGTTAAAGGCATTATTATCCTATTATACTTTTAATCTCAGCATCATTTAAACCTAATGCTTTAAGTTTGTTTAGTGCTGATTGTTTGTTAGCTTGTGCTTGAATTTCTATATTTTTTAATTCTTGTATTTTAGCTTCTACTTCTTCTTCTGTAGGTTTTGTAATAGAATTATCATGTACAATAATATTCTCATAAGACATTCTATTTTCTCCAGTATAATCTTTTTTAAATCCATACCATTGACCAGAGTGCATTTTTGCTAAAGCATGTTTTAACCAATCTTGTTTATTCATATTATGCTTCTCCTAATTTAATAAACATAAAAGAAGTTACACTTGTATTTGTATCTCCTCTTAGAATTGAACCACCACCAAAAGAATTTGTTCTAAATTTTACTTTAACATTTGCTGTGCTTGTAACATTTACAATAGAAAAACCACTTCCTGTTGCATTAGGTTCATCACCAACCCCATAATTTGCGTTTCCTTGTCTAATCTGATTTGAATAGTTATATGTTGAATTATTAGTTGTTACCAAAATGCTTAACATTGTATTACCATATTGGTTAGAAAAAATTGTGCCTTGTGCTTGTATTAACCAATAACCAGTTGAAGGAAAAGTAAATATACCAGAACTTTGAGTCATACCAGTTCCTAATAATCCAAATCCATAAGTATCAACTCTTTCAAGATTTGTTGTAATATCTGCATCACTAGAAAAATCAGTTGTTAATCTCCATTGATCTGCTTCTTTTAAACCTAATGTAGGAGTTGCAAATTCTAAAGCTGTTGCACCAGTATTAGTTCTTAATACTTGTAATGAAGTTCCTATTGCAGCTAAACCTGTACCACCATTAGCCACAGGTAAAGTACCAGTTACTTTAGTTGTAAGGTTAATTGTTGAGTTTGCAATATCAGCATTAGCTATTGTACCATCTACAATTTTTGCAGATGTTATAATGCTATCAGCTATATCCGCAGAAGCTAAAGGTACTGCAGAAGGTTTATTTCCTATAAAAGGCATTTAATTTTCCTGTTATGATATTGCATCAACAGTTGAAACCCAAGTATCTAAAGATGAAGCTGTATCTGATACAACTTTTAAAATATCTCCAGACTGAACTACAACTTTAGCACCACCATCAAGAACTTGTAATGCTGAACCTGAAGGGATTGGTGCTGACTTGACTAAGTAAAAATCGTTAGTACCATCATTAATATAAACTGAAGCATTTACTGCACTTGCAGTTACATTTGCTACAGATATACCTACGATTGTATCGTTTGAATTTGCTGTAAATAAAGTAGCTGCTGATGTTCCAGTTAGTCTAGCTTTATATCTTGTGAAATCTTGTGCCATATTATTTTCCTATATATTAGTTTGCTTTATAATGCAATCGCCATAGCGATCACAAATCCTGCACTTGGTTTGCTTGTTAATTGTGTTTGAATGCTAGATGTAACTCCATCTAAATAACCAAACTCCGTATTACTTACAACACCTGTTCCAATTTTAGTTGCAGCTATTGAATTAACTGCAAGTGATATTGTACCAGAAGAAGTTATTGGACTTCCTGTTACTGTAAATTCTGAAGATCCTGAATCAGCTACTGCTACAGATGTTACTGTACCACCTGAACTTGGAAATACTTGTGTATATGTAATTGCACTAGAACCAAGTGTAGCACTTGTATCTGTAGTACATAAATACATTGTATCAGCATTTGTTGTACCTTCAGATATTAAAATTAACTGTCCAGCAATTTCTGATATTATATCAAATTCTGTATCTCTTGATGCACTACCTGAAGCTACAACAGTATATAAACCATTTTGAGAAGTAGTAGTTTGATTTTTTAATAAAACTCTATTTCCTGTTGCTAAAGTAACACCATCTATAACATCACCATTTTCTAAGCCAGTAGCAATAACAACATTTGCAGTAGATGCAACTCTTGCAATAACTCTTGTTCTAAGTCCAGTAACTAAATTATCAACATAGTTTTTAGTAGCAGCTTCAGAAGAAGATGAAGGATCACCTAATCCTGTAATTGTTCCACCAGTTAAAGCTACGTTACTAGAATCTTGAGTTGCTATAGTTCCTAATCCTAATGTTGTTCTTTGAGCAGAAGCACTAGCATCATCAATTAATGCTTTACCAGCAGTTGTTAAATCAAATACTGCAGCTGTTCCTGAACCTGTAAATTGAATACCTTTATCAGCAGCAGAAGTTAATCCTGCAATCGCTGCAAGTTCAGCATCGTATGCTTGTACGTTTGTACCAATAACTAAACCTAAATTAGTTCTAGCAGTAGATGCAGAAGATACATCAGATAAATTATTTGAAGCTGTAAGTTTAGTTCCAAGTTGCGTTTGAATAGCACTTGTTACTCCTGATACATAACCTAGTTCAGTATCTGTAACTGTTGATACAGCAATTTTTCCAGATGAATTGGATATAGCAGCTCTACTAGCAGTTAAATCAGATGTTACTACAGTTGTAGCAGCACCTGTTATTGTAGCTTGTTTAGCATTTAATTGTGTTTGTATTGCAGATGTAACTCCGTCAAGAAATGCAAATTCTGAATTAGATACTAAACCACCGCCAATTTTAGTTGCGTCAATTGCAGCAGCTGTTGCGACTTTAGCATTAGTAATAACTAATTCAGGAATTGAATCATTTGTTTTAGATAATGCAGCGACATAAATACTTACTGCTTCATTAGCTAATGAACCACTATCCCATGTTACTGTAACAGTTGTATTAGTTGAAAATGTACTTGCACTAATTGTTCCATAAATAGTTCCTGGAGTTGTAGCTATTGCTTTAACTCTACGACCTACATGATAAAAACTTGTAACGTCAACACCACTTACTGTGAATGAAGTTGCTGAAGCATAAGCAATAGTAAATGAACCATCACCATCTCCATAAATAACCCATTGAGAATCGTTATACCATTCTCTAATTTCTGCAGCTAATCCTCTAAAAGCATTATTAATATTAGAAGGTAACATTCCTTCTGCTGTATTAATACTTCCTATTGTAGTGTTATTTGCTGCGGTAGTACTATAATCTTTTATTCCTGCCATATTAATTTCCTATAAACCATGTGAAAACTTTATCGTTTTCTGTGTTAAATTTATTTATGTATTCGTTAACTGCAACTTCAACTTGTCTTTGAAAAAATTCCTGTGTATCAAATGAATATCTTACGTTATCTAAATCTTCTTCTACTACATTAGCCATTATCTTAATCCTGCTGGACTAGCAACAATATCTATACCCTGTGCATCATCCCAATTAGTTCCAGAAGCTATTTTTAAATTAGCTCTAACATATCTTCCAGATTGTCTTAATGGTACAATACCACTTGTATTTGCTGCAACATAACTAGAAGTTACTGCAGTATCTACTAAAGCATCTCTAGTTTTAAGAGCTACTGTCGAAGCACAATTAACAATTGGTCTTACACCTGTAATCTTAGTTCTAAATCCTGGAATAGGTTCTAATTCAGAAGTTTCTATTTCAGCTTCTAATTCATTACCTGCAAAAATAGCAGCTTTAAAATCAGAATCAATTGCACCTAAGTATAATTGACCACCTGACCAAAAATCAGTATCTAATGCTATGTTAATATTATCTAAGTTTGTAGATATAATATCCATTAATTCTACAGTATAAGCTCCTACAAATTGAGTAAATATTGTAGATGCACTTGCATTAGCTGTAGACCATTTTTCAGTAACATAATTGTAAATTAAAACTTTATCACAAATACCAGTTGTATTATTTGCATTGCTTACAGAAGGATATAACCATAAAGCAAGGTTATTAAATGGATCTACTGCTGCTACAATTCTATCTGTGTAAGCTTTATTTAAATCTGCATCAAAAAATCTATTAACTTTTTCTGCACCAATTGCTTTTAATGCGTCTCCATTAATCTCAAAAAAACCATCATCAGCATAAAAAAATACTCGTCTATCTGTTTGTGTTACAGTCTGTCCATATACAGCACCACGATTAGAAGATATAACGGAAAATCTGAATACTGTCTGTCCGCCAATATAGTCCATACGAACAATTTGATTTTGTCTAAATACATATCCTATTTCTCCAGATGTTATTGCTACGATTTTTCCACCAGCTCCTGGAATATCTTGATAGTCAGCTTGTTTTTTTCCAAGTTCCCAAGTTAGTATATCATCTATACCAGTCCATTGTACTCTATTAATAAAACTAGGTTGACTTCCTGTAACTAAAAAATTTCTAATAACTCCTGATACTCTA